ACCCATGCCCTTCGGGGCCTTTTCACCTGGTTCAATCGGTACAAGGGCGAGTCCAAAATCTTCAACATAACGTTTAGCCCATCGACTAGTATCTGAGGTTATTTGCTCCTTAGGCATTTTCCACCTCATTTAAAGAATCAGGACGAATTTCTTTATGGCAACTTTTCACACGCGTCAGAAATGCACTCATTGTCAGACACAAGGCGTTCTCCTCTCTGGTGAGGGGGTAGAAACAATGGCTGGCGTTCGTGTGCCGGCAGAGTGCAACTACTGCGGTGAAATTATGGTGCTTAAGCTTAGAGGCGTACCTGGTGCTTACCTGGATTCGGCTTACGGACACATTATCGTCAACCTCGACACTAATACCCTGATGTCTATCGACGGATATTATCCAGTCATAGAAGGCTTTGCGGTTCCGCAGCACTGCCCTAAAAAGGTCGAATCCACTTTTCGTGAGTCGATCGAAAACCTTCAACGGGGAAACTTCGAAACAGCTATCTTTCTTTGTGGTAGAGCGTTGGACCTCTCCACCAAAGCGATGGATCAGGCGTGGAAGCTTGAAAAGAGACTTAAGCAGTTGGCGGCCGATGGAAAAATCACCACGGACATGGCGAACTGGGCCGAAGAGATCCGCCTTGACCGCAACACTGCGACCCATGAAGAACACGACTTCACCGAGGGCGAAGCTACGGACATCGTGACTTTCACCGAGGCTTTTTTGACTTACGTTTACTCTCTTCCGGCCCTGATTAGTAGCCGCCGAGCCAAACGTGATGAAGTGTGACGCTGACAGTTTCTCACTCATCGCCGCCGCTCCCGCAACCCCTGGCAACTGACGCAGGTAGCACATCCCTGGACCGCCCGCTGACGGAGTAACGGGATAGGCTCGTCGCAATCCTCACAGAACTGCGCGCTGACAGAGCATGTAGGGCGTGGACGGCACGCCAATGCGTGCAGCCGGAAGCGTTCGGCGGCTTCGTTGGCGAAATCGATGTCATCAGACATTGTCAGCGCCCTCCATAGCCTTGCGCGCACCAGCCATGATGCCCAGCACCTCACGGATAACATCCATGCCGCGCTGCTCCAGCAGGAGGACTTCGTGCGGCTCCCAGATATTGTCGGCAGCGCCGTCGTGCATGCAGGCCACGAACTGGCCCGACTCCTCAAGCATCTTGCCGACGGCCTTCAGCGCGTCGGCAGTTGCCGGTACCGGAATTGGCTTGTACCAAACGGCACCCGCCGGCCTTACCAGGGCATCTAACAGGCAAGGATCGGCGGTCAGCCTGATCACCTCTTCCATTTCGTCAGGATCCAGCCAGCGCCGCTCTTCGTCGTGCTTGACCTTCTTCTGCAGGCTGTCGTAATCGAGCACCATGTCCAGCGCCAAACCAGTCACGCCGCCCCGGTAATCATGGGCCGCGCGGTAGATCGCTTTGCGCAGAGAAAGAACCGGCCCATTGGCCGGTGATTGATCTGTTCGACTCATAACCGTAAATACCTCTTTTACGGTCTAGCCATAGAAATGGGCACGCCCTATCCTACGACCACGACCGATGTGCATGTGCTGTGTGTCGTCGTAGCCGGGCTGGGGGATCTTTGGTGAGAGGCCCCAGTCCGGCACCCTTTCAAGCTGCCGATTTCAAGCCAGCTGCTTCTTTTTCTTGGGAATAAAGGCTCTCAATGGCTTTTCCCGTTACATACCGAACATCCGCCCCCTTGGCTGCCCGATTAATTGTTGGCTGTGTCGTACCCACACGCTCTGCAATGACGCGCTGGGATAAACCAGTGCTCAGTAACTCCGCGAGCATTTGCTGAATAGTCATATCAATCACCGATGCGCTTTCGCATTGATCGCCACAATACACAAACGTATTGATTGATTCAATACACTTGATGATACGTTTCTGAATCAAGGCAGGAAAAAAGTGATTGGCGATCGCATTGCTCAGCGTATGCATGAGATGAATTTGTCCGAAGGCGAACTTGGCCGGCGCTCTGGCGTTCCCCAACCGACGATACATAGGATTGTGACCAACGCAGTTGCCAGCCCACGCCACCAAAACGTCGAAAAGATTGCAAAGGCTCTCAAGGTCAGCAGCAACTGGCTGTGGAAGGGGGGCGATCAATCAGACCAGGGGGCCAAACAAATTAATGGCGCCGCAGCCGAGGAGCATAATGTTGAGCCGGGCCCAACCATCAAAGGATATGTACCATTGATATCGTGGGTTCAAGCTGGGGCATGGTGCGAAATCACGGACGTTAAAACGCTCGATGATGCAGAGCTCTGGCTTCCCTGCGCCGCCTCTCACAGTAACCAAAGCTACGCTTTGCGTGTGAGGGGGCTATCTATGTTCAACCAACACGAGCGCCGCTCTTTCCGCGACGGCGATATAATTTTCGTTGACCCGGCGAAAGAGGCTGAAAATGGATCGCTTGTTATCGCAAAACTAGTCGACAGCCAGGAAGCGACCTTCAAGCAGCTGGTAATGGAGGGAAGTAGACGCTTTTTAAAACCATTGAATCCTGCGTGGCCGGAGCCAATTATTGAGCTGGGCCAAGACGCCACGATTTGCGGGGTTGTATTCTCCAAGCTCGAAATTTTTTAAGTAGCTATCAGCACGAAGGCACGCTTGAAGCGTGCCTTTTTTATGCCCAGACTAAAATCAATTCAAATACGTATTGACTGTATCAATACGTATTTGTATCGTTTGCATAGTTACCTCTCACCAAAGAGTACGAACCATGCAAACGACACAGCACAGCAACACCCGCTGCCCGGTCTACCTTCACCCGGCGGCGGCAACCAGCCCCGCCGCCGTAGAACGCATCCAGCGCAACACCGGCCTTCTGGTCATCGTCAATCTGGGTCGCGCCACGATTGCTCCCGCCCCCACCGCCACCGCCAGCGATGACCTGGGCCCATGGGGAGGCGACGCAGCATGAGGCCTATTCTGATTGGCCTCACTGGCCGCGCCCGCTCCGGCAAGTCGACAGCCGCCGAACACCTGGTTGGCACTTACCTTCTGGAGCACTACGCATTCGCTGATCCGCTCCGCGATGGCTTGATGGCGATCTTCAACCTCGACCCTACCGACTTCGAAGGCGATCGCAAGGAGCAGCCACTGGCTTGGCTCGACCGCTCGCCACGTCAGCTGATGCAGTCGATGGGCACTGAGTGGGCACGCAACACCGTGCACCCAGATGTATGGGTAAAGCTCGCTGAACAAAACCTCGATTACATGACGAAGGCGCTGGGCGCGGTGCTGGGCTTCGTCATCAGCGACGTGCGCTTTGAAAACGAAGCGGACCTCATTCGTCGCCGCGGCGGCACGGTCATTCATATTTTTCGGGCCGATGCACCAGCCGTGAACCCTCACGTCAGCGAGGCCGGGGTAGCTGCTCATAAGGATGATCTGACGCTGACTAACTACGGCACGGTCGAGGAGTTCCTGCGCTCGCTGGATGAGGTGTTCCTGATGGTTCGCCGCATCCAGCAACACTCCGAACATCTCACAGCCTGAGGCCGCAGCCATGAACCGCACCCTGGATCAAACCGCAGCTTTGCTCGGGCTCAAGCCCCGCGCCTTCCGCACCAGGTTGCGGGAACTTGGCGTGATCAACTCATCAGGCGACCTGGCCAGCGCCCACCGCGAGCGCGGCTACCTGTTTTCGGACGCTCGCGTGCGCTGGAATCCAACGATCGGCAAGCCCGTGCATTACGCCGTAGTGATGGTCAAGGAAGCCGGCGTTGAGTGGATCGCCAAGAAGCTGGACATCACTATCACCAACAAGGACGCAGCAGCATGAAGACGCCGAACGCCATCAATTCCGCTGTAGGCGCCCTGAATTTGGTGCCGATGTACCTCAACCACCCAACGGTAATCAGCCGCGCCACGCTGATTGGTGCCTCGGCCGAAGCTGTCGGGCTGCTGGAGTCATTGCCCTGCGTGTCGGTTGAATTGGCCGAAGTGTTCCGCTGCGTTGACGCAGTGATTGCAGAAGGCCAGATCGCCTACGTGACGCCAGTGAAGTGCCCGGAATACCCATACGGCGCCGTCATCGCAGACGCCGAGGGCAACGTCCTGGCAGCGGCCAAGGGCAAGAGCAAAGAAGGTCTCGCCGAACTGATCCGACTCAAGCTGGTGCCCCGAAAGGAGGGGTATGGGGAGGAATCCGCGTGACCACCACCCTGGAACAACTCCGGCGCCAGTTTGCCACGCCGTGCCCAACCTTGACCGCCGTGCGTGAACAGTACTTCACGCACATTCGCACCGACCGCTACCTACTGAGCGAAATCAAGGCAGGTCGTATCGCGCTGGTGGTCAAGCGGCTGCACTGCTCGGCCCGTGCCAAGCCCGTCGTTTACCTCCACGACCTGGCCGACTACCTCGACGCCCAAGCGACGAAGCAAGCAGCTTGATTCAAACGGTAGCCCCTGCCGACCAGGGGCGACACAGCCAATGAGGCACAGCACATGAACACCAAAGCACGTCCCTTTATGGACACCCTGCGCGACATCGAGGCCGGTGGCCTGCTGGACGAACTCACCGAGGCCCAGCACAGCCTGATCGACGCCATCCGCATGACCGGCAAGGGCGGCGATCTGACCATCAAGCTCACCTATAAGCCTGACGGCGGCGGCCAGATGACCGTGAAGGCCGACGTTAAGACCAAAGAGCCTGTTCTGGCTCGCGGCACGTCCCTGTTCTTCCTTACGCCCGAGGGCAACATCACCCGCCGCGACCCACGCCAGCAGGAAATCCCGCTGCGCAGTGTCGAGGACGAACCCGGGCCTGGAGCTTTGCGCCAGGTCAGCCAATAACACCCACGCCACCAACCTCTCACCAAATCGTCACCCACTGGAGCACATCCAATGCAACAAGCCCTACAGCACCTAGTCGCCCTGGCTCAGGCCCTCGGCAAACCCATCGAGGTTCCGGGCATCCCTGCGCCGCTGGCACTCGTACCGAACGGGGTCAGCATCGAAAGCCTGGAGCACCTGCTGCCCGCGCCTTCGCGGATCAAGCAGAAGCTCACCGTGCTCGATGCAGAGTCGTTCATCAGCTACGTCAATCGCTTTTCCACCCAGGCCACGGCAGTGTTTTGCAACGGCCCCGAGGGTCGCACTTTCACAGCGGTGATCGACTACCACGATCCGGCCGCACCAGCCTGGCGCGATCATGTCGCGACTTACCGCTGCCCGACCACCGTTGAATGGGGCAACTGGAAGGAAAAGGACCGCAAGCGGATGGACCAGGCCACCTTCGCCGAATTCATCGAAGACAACGTGAAGGACATCACCCACCACCCCGAGCACGAGAACACCCCAAGCGCTGCCGACATGCTCGAAATCAGCCGCACCCTGGAAGCCAAGAAGAACATCACGTTCCGCCAAGGCACTCGCCTCGACAACGGCCAGGTGCAACTGACCTACAACGAAGAGATTGACGGGCGCGCCGGCGAAGCTGGCCAGTTGCGTATCCCTGAAGAGTTCTTCATTGCACTCAAGCCGTTCCTCGGCGGCGACACCTTCTGCGTGCCCGCCCGCTTCCGCTACCGCATTCAGGAAGGCCGCCTTGTCATGTGGTACGAGCTGGTGCGTGCCGACAAGGTGCTCGAAGAAGCCTACAACGCAGTGCGCGCCAAGATCGAAGGCGATATCACCGACGTTCCGCTCTACGAAGCCACGTTCTAACTAACTCCCTGCAACACCCCGCCGCCGTCCTCTCACCAAAACTGTCCGGCG